CAGAGGTGATTGTGATGATGACGGCCTCTGTGACGGATGCGAACCATGTCATTGCGCTGAAGCAGTATATGAAGATGAAGGAGGAGCCCTCGGCATCAGGAGAGAAACTACGTCGCAAACTGCGAGTCTCTTTCTTCAGCATCTACATGCTTGTGATGAACCCGCTGAATCATGTGCTGGTCCCCAAACACGAGATTGTTCCTGAAGATCAGCACAAGGAGCTGATGACGTCCCTGTTGATCACTTCCAAGTCCAAGTTTCCCGAGATTAAGTTTCATGTGGATCCGATTGCTCGATGCATTGGAGCGATTCCTGGAGACATTGTGAAAATCACACGTCCGAGTTCTTCTTCGGGTGAGTCGATTATTTACCGCGTGTGCGCCCCATAGTGGAGACGCAAGCGTATGCTTCACAAACACACCACTCTCCATAGGAGAGAACGTGCACCCCCTTCCATAGGAGAGAACGTCCGTGAACAAGAGAGAGTCTGATCGATATCAATGGATCAAACACTCTATTTTTTATGACATAACACCTTCCTACTTCATAAAGATTCCCACTCCACCGAGATTCCCAGGGAATCCTAGAGAGAAGGTAGGAGTATGACAGATTGGACAGAAAAAAGAGATGCCTTTCAAAGCCGATTTGATACACTCGCACAAGACACGGGATCTTTTACGGAACAACGTCGGAAATATAAAGAGCTCTACAGCGACATTATGCTGGCCGTATCCGATCAGGCCTCTCAGTATGATGTGACCCAATCCCTACAGGATCATGGAACTCTCCAGCAAAAGATCCTCCAACTGGAAAAAATCCAACAGGTGAAAAAAGAGGAGGTAGACACTGCCCTCGCACGGGACACCTTGCTCCGGTCTAGCAACCGTCGCACCACCTCGCATCAACTCTTTCTCTTGGATCGTCCGATTCGTCGTGAGCGAATCCCCTATTTACTCGTGTTGTCTGTGTTATGTATTGGAATCAGCATCTATGTCTTTAAAATGGCCCATCCAGCCCTTGTAACCGAGCAAGCCCTTGGATCGATGTGGGTTCAGTCTCTTGCACAATATGATCCTCTTCCCACTTACATTGGAATCTTTTTACTTGTCGTAGCGGTAGTCATGATAGCGCTTACAGTAGGAGGGATTTTGTAAAGACTAGTAGAATGTCCTGTCCATCTGTTACCAATCTTACAGATTCTGATCTGACTCAAACCTATTATCATGAATCAGGTCATACCATCCTTCCAAGTGTTCCCTATGGCACAACGGACCGCACAGTATACGGTCTATTACATCCTTCCGCCCTCTCAGATACCATTGCATCTTTTTCCAAGCCTGCCAAAGGTTCCAACGGTGCCAACGGTGCCACAGGTGCCACAAGTGCCCCGATTTCGGTCGAAGACATGATCTCCGAATATTGTTTCTATCATGCGAGATACACCTATGCCATTGAAAAAGTGGTGGATAATCTTCGTAAAGAGAGCTCACCCGATGCCTTGAAGACACCTCCCCCGCGATCCGCCTTTTATTTGAAACATGCACAATATCTTCATCAACGGCTCATGGATTTCATTCAAACGATTCAAGGAATTACAGAGGCGCTCCGAAAAGCCTCTCAACATGTGGACCCCGCTATGACAACCTTTTCGAATGATCTTCAGACCCAGCAGGGAAAACTAGAGGAACAAAAGAAAGTGATTCGTTCTAATCAGGCCCCCGCCGCTCTTTATAAACAGATGGTGCGCTATTCAGAAGAGAAGACACGCCGTTCCGATAATCTCCTTCATCTCTATACCTTTTTGAATGTGGTCGCACTAGGTCTACTGGTCTATGTGTATAAGGCAGCAGAGTGATAGAATTTCTGCCGATCCTCTAGACATGATGGACCAAATCAAGGATGCAGAGACAACCAAGCGGATCTATGAAATGAATGAATGGACGGTTCAGAATAAAAAGGACACACTCTTTGTGATGTCCTCTCTTTTTATTGCACTGTCAACGCTCCTTCTTCTCACTGTTCTATGGCGAATGGGAATGAGCACAGGATATACCACCGCGATCTATGCGGTGCCTGTGGTGATCATCTTCGTCTTTATTGTGATCAATCGATCTCAATACACCAATAGCATTCGTGATCAACGCTATTGGAATCGTGAGAATCGTCCAAAGAACGTGAGCGCTCTTCAGCTAGCACTGTGCCCCAAGATGCCCCAAGAAATCCAGGGACAGCAGTCGCAATAATAAGAAAAGAATAGACTGTAGTAGGAATGGTGACAGTCGATGATATGGTTCAAGAAGACATTACGACGCTCCGATCACAAATTACTAATGCCCTTATACTGGGAGATAGCATCGTCAATCAGTCAGGAGGAACAAAGATCTCCTCTTATGTTCAAAAGCAAATCGACGACCTCACATCAAAAAAAGAAGAGATCTACGACGACATTCTCGAAAAAGAGCGCCTGGTTCATGCGAGCAATCGCGACTTTTCAGACGCCACTCCTGTGAATGAACCAAAAACAGTCCTTCGCATGATCGAGGACTATACGGTTGCCATCTTGTTCTTGTCCTACCTATTCATGCTTCTCATGGCGATGTATTGGTATGTCCTTCAGTCGTCTTCTGTGATGAAGGGAATCGCGGAGGCCATCATCGGTGGCTTTTTCTTCTCCATCTTTTCTTTTATGGTGCTGTATTACGTCTGTTAGACTCCCGTGATCTCCATTCGGTCCTCTTTGCTCTCCTTGGACCCTTTGGCCTCCAATATCTCCTTTTCATACGCATCCACTTCCATATCACTTTGAAAGACGATCATTTGCTTGAAGGTTCGTTTGTCGGATGGCTCGCCATATTTATCCGACAACCGTTTGTAGAGCTCGGTCTGTGTCAGCTTACGACCCGCTCCTCCATTTTCTCCCATCCAGGATCGGTAGGACAGCCATAAATCGGCCATGATAGCCGTGTGACCACCCATCTTGACCTCACGAATACGAGCGTGAATGAACTTCGCCAGGGAATCAAATGCCTCCTGATATTTGTTGGACTCCTGTGTCACAATGGCGGGGACCTTTCCGAGCCCATGATACAGATACTGGGTGCGGTAGATGTGAACCAGGCGTGACATGAACAGCGTTCGCCACCGTTGCAGTTTCGCATCCAACTCATTGTCGCGCGCGTAGATGTTCTCCGAGGGCTTGACCTCCTCCGTCTCGGGATCCACGAACTTGGACTCAAAGGGGGTGGCACGAACACGTCGCCACGTTCCACGATCCATCGTGTGAATCGCAGGAAATGCGTTACACAACATAAAGATCTTGCCCGTGATCTTGAATTTCGTCTGGTCTTCGAAGAGACCACGTGCCTCCACGTCATCCTCTCCCGTGAACTGTTTCATGCGCGACGTGTTGAGCGGTTCACGATCGTCGGGTTCTGCCATGTAAATGAAGCGCTTGTTGCGGATCGCCATGATGTCGGGATTGGCCGCCCCTGAATCGGGTCGTTTGCGGGTCATCGCAGTGGATTGAAGGGAGGAGGCGTAATCGCCGAGCACCATGGACATGAGATCCACCAACTTTGACTTTGCATTGCCACCCACACCGATCCACGTATCATACGTTTGCTCTTTGTTGGACCCCTCCAGGCAAGAGGCCAGTTTTCGCCACATGTATTGTCGCAGTTCAGGTCTCGGAAACACCTTTGCCATGAAGTCGTCGATCTCCCGATGAATCTGTGCCTGCTCAGGATCTTGCGGGTTGTATTCGATGTATTCGATCGGGTCACAGTTCTTTGTCGCATAGCGGCCCGCCAAGAAGGTCACAAAGTCGGACGGTTCTGCCTTTCGGAACTGAACGTAGAATTCATTGGCGCCTTCTCCTGCTGCCGATGAGCTTGCACTTGCAGAGCTTGCGCTTGCGGAGCTTGTGCCCTTCTTGCGCACCGCATGTAAATCCAGGACGCCATTGGTGAATCCGACGAGATACGGGTTCGCATTGAGTTTGAGGGCAAAGTCCTCTTCGTAGAAGATGCCCACGCAATCTTTCATGACAGCGTCCTTGAATCCCGATTGATAGAGGGATTGCTCAATCTTGATCATTTTCTTCATACGACTCTCCACAAACGCATGATCCATGTTGGCCTGAATGAGGCGATCACGAATGGTGCGACGCGCTTCAATGATCACATCGGCCACATCCGATGTCATTTTGTTACGGAGCTCAATGCCCTGCGGCAACTTCTTCCAGTAGCATCCCGTGAATTCATACCATTCCACTTTGCGCGAATCCACCGAGGCGCAGTAGGAGTGTTCATACATCCGTTTCATCAAACGGGCAATGTGCGTGTGGGTCGCATCCACCTCGCTCTCCACAAAGTTCACAAAGCTCGTGTTCATGATCTGACGGTATTTCTTAGGGCTGTCCGATTTGGCCCACATGTGAAGGGAGCGAATCGTGAAGCACCGCTCGGAACTGGAGCGGGACCATCCGCGTTTCCAGTCGCGAAGAAGAGCGCTTATGTTGTTCTCGCCCGCCTTGGGAGACTTCGCACTGACGTCCATCCATACCTGGAACATCTCGTCGGACTCGTCGATGTTGTGAAGGCACCATCCGACTTCCATCCAGCCCTGATAGGTGCTCACGCGCTCTCCAGACAGACACTCCCGTGCCAACTGACGCGCCAGCTCCACGCGATCCTGGACATACTGTTCGGTGCCACGAGAGGGCGCCGAGGGTGCCGAGACCATCCCATGATCGGGCTCGGGCTCTTCCACCGTTACTTTGCGGCCGCAGCAGTAGTCCAGACGCTCCTTCCATTCGGCTTGGTTGTTCTCATTCATCGTAAGGGGCGCGATGCGCACCTGATAGCGAATGGAAAGCAGTTCCACCAGGGCGCGCGTGGAATACTGGGAGGCGTCCTCTTCCTCAAAGGTCTGTCTGCGAGGGTCATAGACGTAGACCGACACGACAGAATACGCAGGAATGTCGGGCTTGGACTCTCCATAGAAGAACCATCCATTCTTCTTGACAATAGCCTCGTCAAAGATGTCCTTTTCGGCGTTGATGTAGCCCGTGTGCTGGAAGGCCGACGTGAGCTGTTTGCGTTCCAGGCTCCGATGACGGAGGACCTGCTGGTGTTCCGAGGTCAGCACCAGATCAGGACACTGAATATGAACACCGTCCTTGATGGACCGCTGAAGAACGCTCTTCTTGTCCTCATAGGGCGCAGGGCGTAGCGTGATGAAGAAACGGAGGGGGCGATGGTCCGTCAGGTCATAAAAGTGGGTCAGATTGCTGACGTATTCGTGGAGAAACGCATGGACATGCGACATTTCAAATTGGCGTTGAATGGCCCGCTCAATCGGGTATTTGAAGTCCAGATCAATCAGAATCGGCGTCTGAAGATCACAACGGCGCTGTTCCACCAGATTGAGGGGACGGCGTTGCTGTGTGAACAGGTATTCGTGGAGGAGGTCAAGAAAGTGAGGATAGTCATCATCCTTCACCATGAACTTGCCTCGCATGGTGCCCATTCCAGTGAAAGAGCAGGGATCGCCCTTCTCCGTGACGCGGTGGGAGTCGAGAAACAGGCCGAGGCCGCTCTCGAGAAAACGATCAGTTGAAAACATGGTTACACCATTCGCCATCCCTTTTTGGACCCATCAATTTTTGTTGGATCCCTGAACCGCTCCCCGTGTCGGACTCTATCGCCATGGGGCGGTTCAGGGGTCTCCGACGGGCCTCGTATAAAATTGAAGCGGGCAGAACTCGTAGGGTATAGTAGAACCTATCATGAAGCCCACTGATTTCTGCCCCACATGCAGATTCTATCTCTACCTCAATCAACAGGACGATAAGCTGATAAGAACATGCCGCAATTGTGGGTATCAGGAGGAGGACAAGAAGGGAGGACTGATTCTGGAGATTGATCTCAAGGAGAAGACCTCTGAGGGCTATAAGATCCTTCTCAACTCCTTCACAGAGTTCGACCCCACACTACCCCATGTCACAAGCATTAAATGCCCGAATGATGGTTGTGGAAGCAATACGGGAACGAAGGAGCGTGATGTAATGTATATCAAGCACGATCAGGTGAATCTCAAGTTCATCTACATATGCACTGTGTGTAAAGAACAATGGCGCTCTAAGGCATAAGAGACCCACACGGTCTTTATTTTTTTACGAACACTGAAATGAAACATAAAGACCCCCACAGTCTCTCTAGAAAGACAGCCACTACACATGATAAAGATCACCATTTTCCTACTCTGTTTCAACGAGGAGGCACTGATCGCCCATACGATCGCCCATTATCGCTCCCAGTTTCCCACATGTTCGATCGTCATCGTAGACAACGGGAGCACCGATCGGTCTGTGTCGATTGCCATCGCGAACCGAGTCGACGTGACGTTCTTCTCCTCAGGAAACCAACAACAAGAGGCGATCATGAGGGATGTGCGAAACACGATCTGGAAGCAAGCTGACGGCTGGATCATCATGGCGGATATGGATGAATGGCTCCTCATCACTGAAAAAGAACTGGAAGAAGAGGAACGCAAAGGAACCACCATCATCACCACGCAGGGCTTCCAGATCGTGGGGGACAGTCAGACGGCGGATCTCACGGATCTCACCCAGAATGACCTGTCGGGCCTTCGCTATGGATTCCTCGACGAACATTTTTCCAAGCGCGTGCTGTTTAAGACTCCTGAGGTAGACATTCGGTTCGGATGGGGATCCCATACCTGTGATCCTGTTGGAACGGTCGTCTATAGCGAACGCACCTACCTTCTGAAGCATATGAATTACCTTGGTCTCCCTTATCTGCTAGAGAAGCACCGACGGAGATATGCTAGGAATGAGCATAGTCGCTCCCGAGGAATGAATGGACATTATTTGAATGATCCCACCGCCGTCCAACGGGAATACGAATCGCTTGCCCGTGACCCCATGCCCGAGTCTAAATGATCTTCTCGTATAGTAAAATAAAGAAAATGTCAGTCCTTGTCGTGGGAGCAGGTCTCTCAGGAGCCACGGTGGCCCGTCAATTGGCCGAACAAGGATACACTGTGCGTGTGGTGGATCAGCGCGACCATATCGGTGGGAACTGCTACGACTTCGTGAACGAACAGGGGATCCGTGTGAATCAGTATGGCGCTCACCTGTTTCATACCTCGTCAGAGCGCGTATGGGCGTATGTTCAGCGATTCTCAGAATGGACCCCGTGGAAACATCAAGTCATCGCAGACGTCCAAGGCATCATCGTCCCCGTCCCCGTGAACCAAGAGACGGTGCGCAGGCTGTGTGATCCCACGGTCACCACAGAGCCCCTGATGAAGGAATGGTTGGCGAAACAGACTGCCCCCTATTCTCCCTATGGCGCCACCCCTCAGAACAGTGAGGAGGTCGCCCTGAGCCGTGTGGGCCTGACTCTCTATCGTCATCTGTTTCAATCCTATACTATGAAACAATGGGCCAAATACCCCTCTGAACTAGATCCCAGTGTCTTGGAACGAATCCCCGTGCGAACCGATGACAATCCCTACTATTTCTCTGATCCCTACCAGGCGCTCCCCACGAACGGCTACACGGCCTTTTTTGAAGCGCTATTGGATCATCCAAAGATCACGGTCCAACTGAATACTCCCTACACGGAGGACATGCGCAAGGAGGATTTTCTGTTTTACACGGGTCCGATTGATCTGTATTACCGATCGCGCAACTATCCTCCCCTGGAATATCGTAGCATCCGATTTGAAACAGAGCACCTCCCCATCGATCAGTATCAAGAGAATTCCGTCGTGAATCACCCTATTGCATCAGTTCCCTACACACGGATCGTGGAATACAAGCATTTTTTGAATCAGGTCGCACCAGGTCGCACGACGATTGTAAAGGAGTATACTACCGCAGACGGAGATCCCTATTATCCTGTTCCTACGAAGGCAAATCAAGAGCGCTATCAACAGTATCAGGAATGGGCCAAGGAAGACGAAGCACAAGGGGTTTACTTTGTGGGACGATTGGCACATTACAAATACTATAATATGGATGCGGCGATCGAGGCGGCGCTGAATATGACGGATGTGTTCCTTTCTCAGCATTCGTTGTAAGAGCGGTTGGCAGAGCCGACTACTACTCAGAATGCGTAAAGATCATCTGCCAAAACCGCTCTACACTGAAGCCCTCTATGGGATTCACATCATAATCCAACACAGAGCAGAGATTCTGATAGAACGAGCGGGGACGGGACTGGATGGCCGCTCGGGAGACAACAAATTGAGCGCCTGCTCCAAAGACGAAAGGGTGCCCCTCTTTGTTCTTTACACCAAACACCTTTTCATAGGTAGGTACCATGTTGAGCGTAATGTCATAGGGACATCGTTCCAGATTGGAGAAGAGCACTCGTTTAGAGACATACTGAAAGTCAGGTTGTGTGCCCTGTGCGATCCGATCACGAATCTCACGAAGTTGCGTTTCCAGTTGAGGAGAGTGATCAAAGGGGTATCCCTGGAGAAAGACAGTGTAGTCATCCAGGGTATCATACTGAGTCAGAATGTGATACGCATACGTATGACCTTCTCGCCCTACATTTGGAAGAGAGATCACGGGATAAGACACCACAGGCGAAACACATGGTGCACCCGACTTGTCATAGATCAATACATCATCTATTCCGTTGGCCCATGTAGTGTCCTCTTTATAGCGGGCAATGACAATCTTGAGAGGTGCTGTCGTAAGCGCTGTCATAGTATAAGAGATACACATTGCCCCTTTAAATTAAAGGTCTCGTTACACGGCGCTCTTCGTAGCGCCGAACAACCCCTTTAGAGCAAAGGCCCCGTTACACGGCGCTCTTCGTAGCGCCGAACAACCCCTTTAGAGCAAAGG